GGAGGATTAGCCTCATATAAAGATAATAGTTTTTATTCTATAAAATTTCCATTAAATAGTAATGGAACAAAACCTATACTAAAAGGTGGCGGTGGAGGCGGTGGAGGAGCAGGAAATACGAAGGGGTATTATGGCGTAGGAGGATCGAATGTTTCTACATTGTCTTCCTATTCTTTCACAACGCAAAGCGGAACTAATGGAAACGATGGAAGCCTTACCATACCCGGAAATGGTGGATTTGGTTATACAAACGGAACACCTGGAGGAACACTAGGACAAAAAGGACAAAATTCTGGAGGATTCGATTCTAGAGGTATTTCACTACCACCTTTTGGTGGAGCCCCTGGTTATTGTGTAATTGGATTGTCTTTAATACAAACATTAAGTTCAAATCGTATAGGAGCTACATTTGGAGACTTGCTTGGACCATATAAAAGTTAATTCTTTGCATATTCATAATATCTTATAAATATTATTTATAATGTTTGCCATTTTTAACGATAAAAAACAATTTATAGGATATAGTGATGAAATACCACCCAATTCTCCTATTCTAAGAAGAGAAGTACCATCCGAAAAAACAAATATTTCAAATTGGGAGTGGAAAGGTGATTATGAAACTGGAGAAATGCTTCCAATCGGTTCTTCTATAGAAGAAATACAAGAAGAACGACACACTTTTGAATATATAGATAAAAAATATCCTTTAAATGTTCAATTAATTACTATAATGAAACAATTAAGAAAAATAATACAAAATAATGACAATTTAGCAGATGATGATTTTTATGATATGTCTGATTGTATTTTAACTGCTGTTGATAAGTTTAATAAAAGAATTTCTAGCGTATTATGAAAGATCCAAATTTAAAAATTAAATATTCTCGCGGATTGGGTGATTTGGTAGCTTGTTTTTTACACAGTAAATTAATAGGATGGATAACTAAAATAATTACTAAAAAAACAGAACCGTGTCAACAATGTGCCGTAAGAGTAAATGCATTGAATATTATATTTCCAATACCTTTTTGGAGATTATTTTTTAAAAACACAGAAGATTTATTAAAATCATTAAAAAAAGAATTGGAGGATTTTGGTTATACTGTTAATTTTACTAATGATAAGTTGGGATTAAATTCTTTTAAAAGTGAAGAAAATGTTGAATTAAAAAATGAAGAAGAGATTAAAAAAACAGATGACGTTGATATTTCCGATACCAACAATTATAAGTTTCTATCAAGCGGTGATACCATACTTGGAGATTTTTTAATTAAAACAGAAATATATAAAAGAAAATAAATTATGGAAATACAAATAATAACAACACAAGCAAGCACGAATTCTTTAGATACAACTAGAGAATTTGGATCATTTTTATTGAAGACATTATCTTCTATTAAAATGATTCATTGGTATGTATTGAACCATCCTGTTCATATCATACTAGGTGATTTATATGATGATTTAGATGATTTATTTGATTCTCTTCAAGAAGAAATTATAGGAACTGTTAGACAAAATGATATTATTTTTCCTAAAATAATATCACAATGTCAATGTTTAGACATAAACAACATTTCTCAATTTAGAGATGATTCTGATAGAATTATTGATACTTATTTTTCTGTTTATAAAGAAATATCAGCAATTTTAACTTCCTTGGAACTTAATACATTTATAACACAATCTAAGACTGGAATTAATAATAAAATAGAAGAGATATTATCTGCTTTTAATAAAGCAAATTATTTAATATCTACTGTTAAAACTTAAATTAAACCCAATCCTTTATATAAATCATATATTAAAACATATGATAGATATCCATCTTGTCCGTACCAATATTTAGAACTCGATAGATTTCTGTTTATAGTAGTTTTATCGTTATTCCAATCTATAATGCCTTCTATATTAGTTAAATCATAGCTAGGATTAAAGGTATAAAACTCGTAATAAGAATCCCAATCACTATTTCCTAGTCCTATATATTCTGCTAAAACTGAAATTGAATATGCAGAACAACTGTTTATTTCAGATGTTTCTATTTTTTGATATTTATTAATTGATTTATCTTTTAAAACAACAGGAGTTCCTGCTGTTACTGTATAACACAAAGAGGATATAAGATCTCCTCTGTTTAATACGTCTTGATTGTTTATTTTTGAAAACGCATCTTCTTGTAAAGAAATAGAACCAAACAATCTGGATTGATTTATACTACATATGTTCAGTATAGATTTTAAAGACAATGGAAGATTAAAGTTAAGATCATTTGGATCTACATTCAATGTCATTGCCATGCTGTTTAATTGATCTATATTGCAATAATCAACATCTGCATTGTTTATTGTAAAGTTTGAAATTTTTTCATAAACATTTACACCCAAATCATCATTTCTAAATGGATATTTCCCCATTATAGAACCTAAAAAGTCATCAAATAATACATTACTTTCTATTAAAGAAGGCATGAACGCTAAAGATTTCATGTAATCTGCCATATCAAAATTTTCATTTAATTTGGCTATAGATTTTATATCATTTGTAATGTAATTGATTTTATCAGTCGATCCTGTTATATAATCCGTAAAAGTATCTGTTGTATAATAAGGTAATTCGTGTCCATGTTTTCTAACCCACCTCAATCCAGTCCAATCTCCGTTTGCTTGTAAAGATTTTCCCCAAATATCAGCAAGCATTCTGGTGGAAGATGACTGATCATCCATATAAAACGTGAATCCTTGAGGATTCACATAAAATTTATTTAAAAATTTCTTAGTTCTTGTGTCTAAAACATACACTTGATTCTCTATAGAATTTATAACATATACTCTTCCTTTTAAATCGCATCCAATACCCTCTAAAGCGGTTTCATCGGTATTATCAGAAGGATCGAACCAATCAGAGGCATTTTTAGTGACTCCTGTTCCAGACAAATCAGTAACAAATATACTTCCAGACTTTGTGTTTATATTCCCTATATGACTATAACTAAATGTAAACCAAATATTTTGATCCCAATCAAGAGTTAAATGATTTAAACCCATAATAGGGTAGAATGAACTTAACAATGTACCAGTAGAGGATCTCTTTTCTAATGTACATTCTCTAGAACTCCATATATTATTAGAAAGAGCAATCCAAACATTATCATCAGCATCAATTGCTATTGATTGAGGACAAGAACATACTGGGTATGTGTGTGAATATATAAGACCTCCATTAGAATCGTATTTAACTAAATATCCACTAGCATAATGAGAATATGATACCCAGACATTGTTTTTTGTATCTGAATCTATGTATGTAGGTTCTACAAAATTTACATCTTTATTATTTACAGTATTCCAATCATATTGTTCAGATTCATCATAATCATAGTATGAATTTTGAGCATACCAAGGACCTTCAATATTAGGTGCTGGAGGGAATATGTATCCCGTACTGCTTAAAGGTGTAGTTGCAAACAAAAAGTTTCCAAATCTATCAAATTTTAAAGTAGATACCGTATCATAAAGAGTCATCCAAATGTTTTGTTTACCATCCAACACGATAGATGCTGGTGAAGCATATTCATTTGTTAAAAATCCTAAACTATTATCTCTTATAATTTGATTTATGTCAATAGCACATAAAATAGTTCCCTTTGTTGTTAATCTATAAAGGTAATTCAATTCTGAGTCTAATGCCCATGCATGATAAGCTGGTAATGGCAATGCTGCTATGCTGTTAATACCATGAAATCCAGTAATAGCCATTGCATCTGTAGTGAAATCAACTTTCCTTATTATCGGCATGTTGAAATTATTAACAACTGCTATTTTCATGTTAGGAGTGTCAAACGCAGCAGAAAGAGAGTCTCTGAAAATATACTGAGCAGTAGTCATCAATCCCGCTTCTGGATTTGATATCCATAAAATAGGACTATGATGTTGTGTAGAAAGTGGAGGATATGTTATGTCAGCACTTGCTGTAAGAATAGGATTTGCTGTTAAAATGTCTTGTATTATGAAATTTCCTTTATAATATCCAGGTGTTTTTAAATTGTCTTTATCTTTCCATTCAAATGTTGGCAATGGGACAAAATCAACACGCATTCCAGTTGCTCCTGCATTTACAGTAACATTATGTTGATTTTCTAATGGAAAATTATGCGAAAATTCATTTTTTCCAGGATAATATACATCAACTTCGTTACTATCATCTTTCCAGTAAAATGGTTCTGGAAATGGTTTTAAGTAATTTGTATTTATTATTACTGGTTGTTGAGCATTTTCAAATTTTAATCCACTATATGTTTTTCCATTATCGGTTATGTTTACATTATCAACTGGTCTATGTAAAACCATATACGGACAAGAAGCAGTTGCTAAACTATTAGAAAATCCTGGTAAATCATTATTGACATGAAATCCATCATGAATTGATTTTATTTCATTTGTCTTTAATGTAGCAATTACTGTTGAATATGCATCGTCCTTAACGGATAGATCATAGTTATAAATATCGTCAATGAAATAGAACTCCGCAGTTCCTGTTACTCCAGAAAATAATCCAGTTCCTTGTGTATTTATTGCACCTAAATCTGTAGTATATATTTCAGTTTCATTAGGAATTATTGTACTAATTTCATTTCCCAACAAATCTACAAATCTCCAATGTGGTCTTAAAAATGACCATTTATTTTCAACCTCTTGTAATTGATATGATCTTGAAAATTGTGCTCCTAAATCTATATAATGCGGTCCTTTTTTAGAGGATGTGAAATTTACTTTAAAGGGATATCTATTATAATGTCCAGAAAATGTTGGAGGAGGAACAAAATCAAAATATACAGATTCGTTTATTAAAAGATTTACAAATATTTCCGTATTATAAGATATAACCTTTCCTTTAAAGTGTACATGTAATTTTGCAATATATTTTCCAGGAACTTTATATATGTGTATAGGATTTTGTTCATTTGATATACTTCCATCACCAAATTCCCATGTAAGTAAAATTGGTTTTTGGGATCCTGCTATTATAGGAACAAATTGAAAAGGAGTAGAATTAGCATATCCTTTATTTGGAGAAATAGAAAAGGAAACTACAGAACTTGAATATACATCTTCTATTTTAAATTCAACAACAGAAGAATCTGTTCCTTCGGAATTTTGTAAAACAACAAAGGAATAAAAAACACCTGCTTGTATAGGAGTTCCATAAAATCCACCATTTACATAATCAAAAGTCAATCCATCTGGCAATCCTACTATAGTCCAAGTAAGCGGAGTAGTACCTGTTCTGTCTATCTGGTATACAGCATAATTACCAGCAGATAAAGAAAACGTTTGATTGGGAATTATAATTGGAAGAGACATTTAATTATATTTTTGAAACTGATGCGATATCTTCTACTATTTCTATTCTAGAAGATATATTTGCTACGTTATAAAATAAAGGATATTGGAAGAAATCTAATTTAACATTTTGTGTATATACCCTAGTATCTAATTCAGGATATAAATCATTCCACATCATTAATGACAATCCATTAATGGAAGTATCAGAATCTGATCTATATGTTTCTATATAATCCACACCATCCATATTCAATATATCAGAATTTAATTGATTTATGTTTATTAAATCTCCTAGTTTTGATGCGGTATGATTAAAGGTATTTTTAAATAAATTTTGTATTTCTAGTAATATACTAGAAGATGCTCTTCTAGTATATTTGCTTTTAACTATTCTTAATTTGCAATTAGATAGATCATCAAAACTAGCATTTCCAAATGGAGGTTTTATATAAAAATCCAAATTCATAAATATAGGATCTATTAAAACGGGATTTGCTGCTATTGTTTTATTGGGTGACAAGCTATTTATAATTATTTCTTTTTGAGGTGGAGATAAAAAGTTTTGTGAATTATTATTTGGTATTGTATATATGTATAAATTATTGAAATTACAAGAATTTGAAAATTTAACTTGATTGAATAAAACTTGATTTTGAATTTGTGGATTATTCAATCCTATGTTATACAAATATCTCATATGGCCTCTCATATAATCTTCGTTACTAACAACTCTATTATCTGTAATGATATTAGGAAAATTAGATCTCATATAAACTTCATAGTCCAATGCAGTAACAAGTCTTTGTTGAGCAGTAAATGCTTGTGGGGCATTGTTTCTTATATTATCTACATTTTCATAATCAGTATATGAATTTGAAGGATAATCATTGGTAATTGAAATGTAATTTAATTGTGTTGTGTCTATTTTTGAATTAAAATTAAAAGAAATAGAAGACAATATTTCATTGTATCTAGTACTATTAAAATTAATAAATTTAGAATTATCCAATGCACCTTGTCCCAAAGAAGGAGTAGTATCATCTATTTGTAAATAATAAACTGCTATTTGATCTCCTTCGTTTATTTTTTTTCCTGTTATACCATTTCCAAATTGGATTTCATATCTTAAATTCTGATTGAATCTTGTAGTATATACATTGTCTGTTGATGTATATAAAAATATGTCAGAAACGTTTGTCCATTCATCCCACTTGTCAGAATTTTTTTCTTTTACATATACAAAAATATTAAAGTGATCTATTTTTACAGAATCTCCTAATGATAAAAATAAAACTTCATTATCAATACCAGATGCTGTATATATTGGATATTCTTTGAAACTTCCTTGATATAAGAGATAGCTATTATTGACATCATTTATTTCGGCAGTTCCATCAAATAACTTTGAGAATACCATGTCTTTGTTTATAGAATATTGTGTTCCTCCGACATTTACATAACTATATCTAGGAACAAAATAATTTCCTCTTGGTATGTTAGAATTTGCAAACAATCTGAATGGAACATTTTGTCCTAATCTACCAATGGGTCTATAATTCAAAAGCTTTACTATTCTATTCATGTTTTCATATATTTGTGCTTCTGAAAACATACTCTCCGAAGAAGTTTTGTTTAAATAATATAATAAAGTATTAAAAGTATAACTTAAAACATCAATAAGAGCAGATAAGTTAGATCCTTGATAATTTTGATCGGTAAATACCTTTCCTTGATTAAGACGATTTACAATGATGTCACGAATACTGACACCATCAAAGGCAATGTAAGAATTTTTGTTAAATGGGGCTATATCGCTCATATAAATGTTATGTTATTTGCATTAAATAATATTTCAAATTTTTTAATATCTTTTATATTTAATATAGTATAATTAAATATTACGTAATATTGATTTTCATCATACATTGGCATTACTTGTACAGAATCTACTCGCACTCTATTTTCAAATCTTGAAACAGAGTCTACGATGCTGTCTCCCAATATTTTAGCTTTAAATTCTGTGATATTTTCAAATAAATGTTGATCTAAAGAACCTCCAAAAAGAGGATTTAATAATTTTTGCCCCTTTCTTGTTGTAAAAATATTATAAAGAGAGTTTCTTATTGCCTCTAAGTCATAAGAAGCCTCAATATCATTGGAAATAGCAGGATTTAATCCGTTTCCTAAATTTTTGGCTTCTTTTAAATCTAATTTTAAATCTGTATATACAAATTTATTTTGTACAGTTTCTTTTGAAGGATAACTACTAGGAGAATTTATTTCTCTAGGTTTTATTAGATTATCTATGTAAATAGCAGCCATGTATGGTAAATATTTATGACAAAAACCTAATATATATGAGTAAAAAATTTAATAAATTTGAAACATTGTGCGAAAAGGCACATACACATCATTCAAATGGTGGATTTCGTACAAATACTCCAGTAAAACTACGTAAGGAGTTTTTTAATTCTGATTTTTATAAAGCAAGATATCAGAAAGATTCTAGCTTTGATCAGTGGCTTAGAAGTAGAATAGAAGAAAATCCAAATCTATTCTTTTTTATTCATGATATTGCTGGTAACAGCACAAATGCATCTGCTAAAGATGCAAATGATTTAGCAGGATCTATTAATATTATTTTAACATTAAAAACAGATCCACGTTCATTACAATCACCTACTGAATTCAATGAATTTCAAGTTCCGGGAGACTTTGAGCTTGTAGAAGTTTTAGATTTTGGAGTAAATTTACCACCAGTACAAGGGGTTCCGAATAAATACGAAAAATACGATAATTACGCTCAATGTAAACCAATACCAGTGGATACTGATGCTTTCAAGGGTCTTAATAATCATCCAATAGATAATAAACTAGCAACAGCACAAACATCTATTCCAGCTTCTCCTGCTATTGCAAAGAAATATTTTACTGGTCCTAAAAGAAAAAAATCTAAGAACAAATAGAGTTTTCTATTGCTAGAATACAGCAAAAGAAATTGATTTCATGATCCAACACGAAATTGTCTCTATACATGTATTCTCCTAAATCAATCAAAAGACTTCTTTTTACTTTATCTGTTAAATCGTCTGATTTATAGGTATATTCAAATATATTTTTCATCAGTTCTTGATAATCACCATTAAAGTCCTTTTCCGATTCTATTATCTTTTTTCGTATTTCTAATGAAGATATACTTTTAGAAACTAGTCCTTCTATTATATAACTAGAAATATTAGAGATTTCATACTGTTCTGGAAATACTAAAGTTCCTGTTACAGAGAATTTTTGCAAATCATTAATTATTCTTCTAAGATCTGGGTATCTATCATTTAAAAAGTTTGTTAGATTTTTCTTAATAGAAGAAATATCAAATTGAATATTTTCCTTCTTTAGAATTTCAATACAACGATCTGCACACCCTCTTAGTGTTGGTTGAATTTTAAATAAAATACAACGAGATCTAATTGGTTCCATGATCTTGTTTAAATTGTTAGCTGTCAATATGAAACGAGTAGTATCACAGTACTCTTCCATAACATTACGAAGGATTCTTAAAGATTCACCAGTAAGACCGTCTGCTTCTTCCAAAAGAACAATCTTTTTCTTGGAATCAATAGAACGAGTCTGAGCAAATGTTATTACCTTATTTCTGATAGTATCAATACCATTCTCATCAGAAGCGTTTATGTAAAGGTATTGGCACTTTAATATGTCATTTACAAGTATTTTTGCTAAACTACTCTTACCGATACCCGGAGGTCCATAAAACAATATACTAGGAACATCTTCAGTAATTGTCTTGAAGTGTTCTTTAACGTCTCCATCTAAAATAATATCATCAAGATTTTTGGGACGATATTTTTCAACCCATAATGTGTTATAGTGATTATTCATGTTTTTTCAATTCTGGTTCAATAGTTAACAGTGGCATATAAACAATTCTAGCATATACTTCACCTTTTTTTAATGTATAATCATTTTCAGATGCATTGTAAAGACAAATCTTAAGTTCCCCTCTAAATGTATTGTTTATTATCTTTGTAAGGGGAAACACTTCATACTCTTCATTAAGAGCGTCAGTGGGCATTATTAAGCCCCAAACGCCCCTTACAATGTCTTCTATGATGAGATTGGTGGAAATCTTTATTTGATTTCTAGAGGGTATTATAATCTCTTCTGTTGCTTTGAATAAATATCCAGGATCACTTATGTTTTCTCTATGTGGAAGTTCCGCATTTTCATTTGTTTTTGTGAAGTATATTTTCGGAGTTTCAAACATTTCTATATTATAGTAGAATTATTGAAACAATCAACTAAATAATTAGTAAGATATATATATCATTATGGAACAATCAAATGAAATAGATTCGATAATAGATCAATTGCGAATCGATTCAGTGCCAGCACAGCCAAAATTAAATAAACAAGTCACAAGAGAAGCGTCACCTCCTCTAACCGACGACAATGTAAGTAGTTACGTATATGAAAAAACGGCTCAAGTAATTGAAGTGGGATTAGAAGCTGTAAACAATTTAAAAGATCTAGTTATAAGCGGACAAGATCCTAAAGAAATTGCATCATTAGCACAATTAATCAGTGCAACAACTAAAGCAATAGATAATCTAAACAAAATCAACTTGCAAGCAAAGCAGCATAAAAACAATTTAGAAGTTGCAAAGGTGGAATCTACAGCATCAAAATCTCTTGGTGTTGGAACACAAACAAATAACATCTTAATAGCAACAAGAGATGAAATAATGGGAAAACTTCAAGGCAAAGATTCTAGTAAAAGAGAAAAGATAGAATTACTAGACGATATTATTCAATAATATCTTTTATTTCATTTAAAAAAATACAAAAAAAATACCCACCCTCTTTCGAGGATGGGTAAGTTTTTGAGTTCTGTGATTACAGATAGAGTTTGGAACCGTTGGCTTCAAATTCAGTTCCCAAGCCCTTGACGATGATTACATGGTAGTACAAGGAAGCACCAAAGATGTAATCTACTACCCCGTAACGAGTCATTAAACCGACGCGAGGTGAGAAGTCATTTGGACCTACTGTACGCTGAATCATCACAGGAATGTATGGGCAATACACGATACCAGTATCGTAGTATTCTGTGCCTTTGTAACCAAGAAGTGCATACTCAAGTGCTGCTGATCTTTGACCTGCAAGATACTGTGCGTCTGTACGAGTGTCGCGGTAAACAGTGAATCTACCACCCAATGTTCCAACTTTGGCAATGCCTGTTGGTTGAGTGTTGACGTTTCCGTTTACTGACATCCACTGGAATTCAGGAAGCATCTCAAGGATTGCGCAAACGCGAGGTGTTGCAACAATGAAGTTGGCAGAACCACGACGGTTACGAATTGCGATGCGGTTAGCTTCGACAATTACCTTGCTATAGAAGTCCCTGTTTCTCTCTCCGAGCCAACGTGCGTCAGCTGATTGAGCATACCAGAAGCTGTATCCATTTTTACTACCTGCATTGAGAGCGATCTGAACCATTCTGATGATCATTTCACGGTCGATTTCGGCTTGAATTTCATACGACATAGCGTTTGTCAATTCACCATCGATATCGAGGCCGTTCATGTTCTTAAGATCCTGTTCGAGTTCAACAGACCAACGAGCGGCGAGGCGGCGTGTGCCAGCTTCGACAGCTGTTTTGCTGAATTCAACAGTAACTTGAGGAATGTTTCCAGAAAGTTCGAACTGGCTAAGGATAGCTGCAACACCTTGATCGGACTCAGCGATATCAAAATCACTGTTTCCGGTAAGGGAGGCTGCACTTGTTCCTGTAAAGCGAGTGTCGAGGAACTGATAACCGAGTTCATTTGGTCCAGCAACGCGGGGAGTACCGTTGTTGCTATTGTTTGTGGCACCTGTTTGGTAACCATCAAGACCATTTGCACCCAAGCTAGAGTTCTCATAGCGGTAACGCAGAGCAAATGCAAGACCAACTGGGCCACTCATTGGCTGAACACCGACGATTTCGTTAGTGATTAACTCTGGGAATGTACGTCTGATCATAGGTATTAATACCTTTGGTAAACGAGCATCATTTTGAGCATAACCATCATTAGAACCAATAGTGCCGGGAGGGCCATAGATACCACCAACAGAACTGCCGTTGCCGAAGGCACCGCCATTTCCTGAGTAGTTTCCTGTTTCCTCTAAACACCAACGCTCTTGGTTTTCCATCAGCATAGCTGTGGTAACGCGAGCATGCTCGTCTTCAATAGGTCTGACTTTATCACTTGAGTAATTAAGTACAGGGGCCCATTTTTCGAGTAGTTGATTTGCACGATTTCTGTCAATGAAGCCAGGTGCGGGTTTTACATTGTTCATATGTTATTTATTATTTCTCCTTATGGATTTATTTAGCGTTCGGGAAGTGCGTTGTGCTCTTCCCCACCTTCGAAATTATCTAATATCTTGTAAAGCTGTTAGGTATCTGTTTACTGGTGTGTTTTCATTATTAACAACAGTAGACTCAGAAATTACTTTGGAATAAGGTACTTTAGCATTTTTAGATACTGCTGATTGTTTAGCTTCTTCTACTAATTTACCAGACAAGTCCTTTTCTTCTCTTTCAAACATTTCTACAACAAATTTAAAGTTTTCTTCAATATAAGAAGCGGGTTTATCACTTAATAATTTAGAAATATATTCTTTTTTAGAGGTTGGCATTCCCTTTGTTTTTTGTTCTAAAATTAAAGCACCTTTTAAGTCGTTTAGT